TCTGTCGTGTTGCAGGAGCGACTCGACGAGCGAAATCGTGGTGATGCTCACGCCACACCGAAAGCGGAGGCTCCACCGTTACGACGACGCCAGGAGTTCTCCTCGCGCTTGACGATGTCAAACACCTGCCGCTCTGTGATGACTGAGCCGGCGATGTGGAAGTGGTTCTGGACGACGGTTCCACCGGCCGTTGCGAGGCGATCGTTCGGGATCACGTCCGATCCTTTCGGCAAGCGTACGATCTCCGGGCCGCGTTCACCCACGACGGCTAGTCCGCCGCGGAAGCCGCGCACGCCCGCGGCAAGGTGCGGAATGTCCGGCGGGTTGATTTTGATGTCGGGGCCGAACGGAATACGGATCCTGAACTCGAGCGCCGAGTTGATTCGATCGATCAGGTAGTTGATCGCCGAGCGGACCGCGTCCCCGATGCCTGAAGCGACAGAGCCCGCGACTCCGGCTAGCCCCGAGCGCAGCCCCGAAACGACCTTCTGTCCGAGTCCCATCGCGGCATTGAACATCGCTCCCGCCAGTCCGCCTATGGCGTCGATCGCGTCTTGAACGAAGCCTCTTACGATGTCGGGAATGCCCTTCGCGGTAGTGATAATTCCCTTCCCGATTTCCTTTCCGAAGTTGGCTGCCGCCTCGAAAGCCCTGGCGTAGAGACCGACGTAGGCTTGGATCGCGGCGAGGAAGAGATTTACGAGGGCCATCGGCAGCGCCTTGACGCCGTCTACCACCCCGCCGAGGATTGCTTGACCGAGCGCTAGTGCTGCCTTGCCGATAGTCTGAAGCCACAATTCGAGCAGCAAGACGATGCCCTTGAGCGCGCCGGCGACGAGCTGCTTGGCCTCCTCCCAGACCCGGGACCAGTCGCCCTCGATCAGCGCCTTGACGAACTCTACGAGGTTCTTTATGAAGCTCAGTGCGTTAGCGATGATTGGCCGAATCTTGTCGAAAGCGTCCTTGACGATCGCGACCGTGCGCTCGAACTCGTCCTCGATGCGCGGCCAGTTTTCCTCCACCCACTCGACTAGCTCGGTGAGCTTCACGAGAAAGGACGCGAACACGGGTAGGAGCTTGGCGCCGATCTTCTCCTGAAGGTTCTCGAACGCCACTCCGAGTCGCTCCTGAGCCGCTGCGGACGTGTTTCCATACTTCTCAGCCGCACCGCCGAAGCGCTCCTGCGCGATGCGGAGCGCGTCGGTTGCGTCCTGGTTCTTACCGAGGATGATTCCGACGCGGCTGAATGCCGACTCTTGGCCGGCTTGCGCCTTCTCGACCATCTTCGTCGATGCCTCAAGCGAGATGTTGCGAGCGCGGGCGATGTCGGCGGCGAGCGCCATACCCTCGGTCGCCTTCGTAACGTCGCCCGTGGTGCGGATCAGCTTGGCGAAAGCGTCAGAGAGATCCTCGTCGTCTATGGCCGCGAGCCGCGAAGTCTTCTGAATCGCCTCGTCTATCGCCTTGCCGTGCTTGGCGAAGGAGACGTTGGCCGAGCCGAGCGCCTGCTCTAGCCGAGCCTGTGCCTTCTCTGCTTCCTGTGCGGCACCAATCGAGCTCTTTAGCCCGACAATGAGCGCCCCTACACCGGCAGCCCCTGCACCCAACGCCGCCATCTTGGCCATACCGCCGAGCGAGGAGCCGAACTTCCCAGAAGCGCCCTCCGCTTTCCTTAGCTCGCGCTGCAAGCTAGAGGCGTCACCGATGATCTCGACTTCGATCCTGCGAGCCATCAAAGCACCTCGTCTGGCAACACGCCCTCGCCAGGGATTACGAGTTGCCGATCAGCAAGACGATCGAGCGCCTCGAGCATCATCAGATAGGAGTCGAGCGCTAGTTGCGGCATGTGCCAGGGCATTAGACCGGGGGCTAGTCCGGCGAGGGAGTATGTCCAATACCGCTCAGGATCAGTCGCCCCAAGTCTGAGTTCGGTGCGATAGTTGATGTGGTAGACGACGCGATCGAGTCTGATGCCGGCTCCGGGCCGGCCATCGCCGGGGGGTCAGGGACGTCCAAATCTGTTGCGAGGGACTCGAGCTGCTCAGGGTCGAGCTCCCGGATGAGATCGGCCACGCGCTGCGTCGACCACCTCGGATGTTCGTGCTGCACCCACCAGGCGAGCAGCCCGGCCGTGAGCGTCAGCGATACGTCCGTTTTCGTGAGCTTCCGCTCCTCGAACTCCCGCGTCCACGTCTGGGCGTCCATGCCGGTTACGCGTTCGATCGCGAGGGCGTCCGCGAAGTTCATCGCCTGTGCGACCGGGACAACTAACTCTCCGATCCTGACCTCTACCGCCATCCTTTTCCTCCTAGAACCCGTTACGGGCCGCGAGCATGTCGAGGGCTCTCTCAACGCCGTTGATGACGTCGTCTTCCTTGCTCATCAACGCGGGCAGAAGTGCCTTACGCATCTGTAAAGCAGCGAAGTCAGGACGCTTGCCAGTTGTTCGCCGTAAGCGCTGCTCAACCGCTACGCCCCTAGCGCGGACGACCACGCGATATCCCGCTGCCGAGCGCGCGGCAATCGGCGAAAGAATCTCGGCGGCGAGCGAGCGCACCGGCTCAGCGGAATCCTTGAGCGCCTTCCGCAGCACCTTCGCGGAGTCCTTGTCCACCCGGCTGAGAGCTCGACGGGTCTCCTTGAGGCCCGTAACCACGACCGTCTGCGCGGCCATCGGCCCGCCTTACGGCGTTATGTCTCTGACCATCCCGGTTGATGCGGCGTTACGCAACGTGATCTCGACGACTGCGAGATCGCCGATGCCGCCCTGCGCCGGGTTGTAACCCGACATAAGCGCCGTCATCTGGTACTCGGGGTTGGTGGCTGCTATCGCTGTGTTCACCGGGCGCCATGCGACCGCGAAGGGGGTATCGGTCAGGCCGAGTCCGGTAAGGGTGGCGTCCGTCTCTCCGGCGGCGAAGTCCTGCGCGAGCGTAACCGTCCAGGTCACGTCTGGGATGCCGAAGATGGTTACGATGTAGGAGTCTCCCATACAAGTCGCGTCGATTTCGGGGCGACTGACGGAGGTGCTGAACTCGCGAACGTGGTCTGAGAGATCCACGGCGTTGATCGAGAAAAACGAGTTTTTGTAAACGAGCTTTGCCACGGTCAGTTGCCCCTATCGGAGTCAGGCTTCGGTAAGCGCTTGGGTTTGGATTCCACGCGCGTCAGGTGGCCGGAGGCAAGAAGATGCGCCTCCTGCCCGATCGTGAAGGCAGCCGCGAACGTCTCGCCCGGGTTGCAGTCGTTCACGCGCTTGGGGCCGATGACCTCGTACTCGGCCGGCAGGATCTCGAGCCGCCCCCAGTCCAGGTACTCGCGTTCCTCGGCGGACGAAAGCTCGAGCTCGCCCTCCGCGCCAGGAGCTACGTCGGCGACGGCCCTGTGCCAGATGTTTCGGTAGCGCCTCAAAACCGCTGCCTCTTGAAGACTCCGACCGTTACTGACGTCACGCCCGAGTAGGCGATATCCGCAAGTCCGTCCGTCGGGTCGGCATAGAGCTCCGCAGGGAACGGCCCGAACTCCCATCGCTGCCCGGCCGCGACAGAAACGGCTGCTGGCGCGTCAGCGATTGCAAGCCCTCGGCTCGTCTGGTGCGTTGTCACTGTGACGGTGATCGCGCCACCGCCACCGTTGTTCACGACGAGCGATACGTCGTCGGCAGGAAGAAACGTATCGCCGCCGCCGGTCGCGGCTGCGAGCACGTTGTCCACGCGGATTCCAGCTGCCGCTACGACTGTCGGACTTAGGAGAGCCATTCGCCGCACCTATCGGCTCAGGCGTAAATCAGCACCGTCCAGTCGCAAGAGAGCACCTTCGCGAGTTCTTTCGTCTGCGCGACCTGATAGCCCGAAGCCGCGCTGACTCGCAGATCCTGAACCGTTCCGCCCAGTGTCGGATTCGCTTCGATCAGCGTCTTCACCGAGTTGGTGCCCGAGGGGGCGAGGTACTGGTCGAGGAGCTTCTGAGCGGCGATGTCGAGCCCAATCGCGACCGTCAACCGCACGACCATCGTCAGCTCGTCGAGGCCGCGGGAACCTACCAGGTCGTAGCTCACATCACCAGGGAGAATCTCGATCGAGGGCGGCGTTGGAGAGCCGAGCATATAGCCCGTGGACTGGATTTCGAGCGGGTCGAGGTTCGCGACTAGACCCGCACGTATCTGCTCGAAGGTCGCTGTCGACGCCATCTAGGCCACGAGCACGTGTCGCGAGAACGGCGCGAGCAGCGCCATGACATCCGGATCGGTGCTCGCGATCCTGACCGCCGATCCGTCGAGCCCGATACCCGCGATCCCGAATGGCACTTCACGGGCCCGCTTCAGAAGGCGGTGGGCAGAGAGCGTCGTCGCCTGCTTGATCTCCGGCGGGACGCTCGCCCAGCCGAACTTCCCGGTGAGCTCCACCGAGCGCGGGTAGGACGGGAAGGTGAACGCCCCGTTGGGATGGACGCACAGCTTCGTCCACGGCTGCCCATCAGCGGCAGCGTTCAGTGGCTCTCTGATGTAATCGACGAGGCTCGTCCAGGTGTTCTCGAAGGTGCCGTCGCCGGCGTCGTCCGTCTTCAGGGTCGTGACCGTGATGATGTCGTCAACGTCCAGGACCGTGGAGAACTCGGGGGAGTAGTAGCGCACCTGCGCGGCGTCGGCATCGGCGTAGAAACGCCGGCCACAGACCTTGTCGATGCCGCGCGAAGCCGACGCCAGCGCGATCACGATGTCTGGATCAGCGAACGTCTCGGACGCCATCGTAAGCGTCGTCTTGAACTCCTCGAGGCCGACGTAGTTCTGAGCTTCCGAGTGCGCGAGCAACTGGATGACCGCCTCGCCCATGTCTTGCGTCTTGGCAGAGACGGTGACTTCCCACCAGCACAGATAGGTGCCTGCGGTATCGACGTCGAGCGCAGCCCAGTCATAGCGAACCGTCCCGGCCGCTGCCGAGACGACGACCGCAGCCGCGTCTACCTTGAGCGTCGCCGAGTTGACGGCGCGCATCTTGAACTTTACGCCGCTCGCGGGCGTTAGATCGAAGGCGACACCTCCGACTGTCAACGTCTCGGCTATCGACGGGTTCCGGTTCGCTACGTACCACTGAAGAATGTCAGGCACGCTTCGCCTATCGGTTTAGGAAGGTGTCGGCTCATCGAAGTGCCCCGCCGTTGGAGTGGGCTCGTCAAAGGCCAGCGCACTAGGAGTGGGCTCGTCCAGGAATGCCCCTGCGGGCGTCGGCTCGTCGAAATGGCCGGTGACGATGACGACCGGCCCCATCTCGCCGGGCGCGTTACCGCCTGCAATAGCTCCCCCTGCGCTGAAAGACACCCGGACGGACGGGACAGCTACTCCCTGCGCTATTGCGCCGCCTACTCCTACGGGGACACGGGGCGCTACAGCGACGCCTTGCGCGGTAGCCCCGCCCTGAGCAACCGGAGCCCTGGCAGCGGGGCCGACTCCCTGCGCTATCGCTCCGCCGGGGGGCGGGGTCTCGGATACCGGGACGCTTTCAGACGGTGCGTTGCCTCCAGCTATCGCCCCGCCAGGAGAAGCCGCGACCCTTGCGACCGGGCCTACACCCTGAGCTGCAGCTCCGCCTTGAGCGACGGCCGCAGAAGCGCTCGGAGCGTTACCTCCGGCGAGAGCTCCACCGAGCGCAGCGGCGGCTACGGCGGCTAGTCCTAGCCCCGCTGCGACGGCGCCGCCCGGAGTTGGCGTCTCCGAGACCGCACCGCCTGGCGCGCCCGGAATCCATCCCTGCCCGGTTACTCGATGGGGGAAGCGCCGGAAGACGCGCAAGGCTTAGACCGCCGGGATCAAATCTCGGCCCACCACATCGTCGCCGAAATGGTGATCGAGTCCGTCGGCGCTGCGATCAACCTAAACGTCGACGTCGGCCCTTCAGCCGCGATGTTCGAGAACTTCGGACGCATCTCTGGAATAGGCACCCACATGAGTGGGATACGGATGTTCCAG